GACGGCCTAAAATCCCACGCAAAAGTCATCGTAAGAAACGGAAGTGATAACATGTTGGCGAAATATAATATTGCTATGTATTTAATTTCAGCTTTCATCACTTACCCCTTTAATGTGATTGTGAATTTGTCGCTATTCATTAAGCTGTTTATATTCGTAATGTCATCAGCATGAAAGCCAAGGTCAAGAAACTCCCCAAGCATTAATTCACGCAACTTTTCTTCGTCTGTCTGGATTGGTTTTGGAGGTAAAAATAATAAGGTATTAATTTTAATTAGCGGCGAGCTTCCCGTTGTGAGGTTTTCAATCCACACATAATTTTTGTGGTAATGGATAACCCTACAGTCAAACCAATTTACTCCGCCTATTAACTTATAGCGGCAATCAGCACCAGCTTTAGGTAGGTTACTTGCATCAGCCATCGCCTGAGTAAACACTGGAGTAGCAACGCCAACCTTTTCAGAGCCTACAGCCAAATCGCCACCGTCATCAATATGAACACCTTGCTTCGCTTGGTGTTGTTTTAGCATTGCTGCGTGATTAGGTTTCCACATTTCATCCTTTCTTTGCGCCCATAGCACAAAGTACGCAGGAAACGGATCGACGTCGTTCTGCATATCAACAACCACATCATCGCCCACTGGCTGCGTTCCCGTATTAGGCCTATCGGTGAATGACGTTATAAACAAATGATCATTACTTAGGCTTTCACCGCTGGCATTATTAATTCTATCAAGAATGGATTGATCAACAATTTTATTGAATTTTTGACCGCTGTTGTAATACCCGTCACCAATAACTATTGGGGTGATGCTGTTAGCGTAATCAATCGGTATCATTTTTTCTGTGCTCATTTCGGCTTCCTTTTTAATTACTTTCATTGAAGACGCAAACGCGGTACCCGGCTGTGGATTACGATTTATTGTTGGCTTTTCATCAAGGCCGAGCTCGTAGCGCATGTTTTGCCATTGCCGCTCTGTATGTCCGACTTTCATCGTGAATGTGTAGCCAACTGGAACGGTGTGATTTCTAATTACATTAAATAATCCATCAGAGCGGCACCACTCATCAACATTAACAGCCAGCCACTCTAGATCGTTTTGTGGGATGAACAACCAATCCTCAATAAATACATTTCTGTTTATCCACCGATCAGGCTCTGTGGCGTGGACTCTTGATTGAGACAGTCTACTAATTTTAATTTCATTAGCTGTCATATTGGTTTTACAAATCCTTCTACCCCAAACTTGCCCGACTATTGGGGTTATTTTATTATTCATTTCCGATTCCTTTTTGTATTATTTCAGCGTGCAGCATTAAACCGTTTTTTATTGCTAGATCTTCTTGTGATTTTGCGATATTTAAAATGATTATAACCTTTGCTTTTATATATGCGGATGCGGCTAATTCATTGGTTTCATGAAGCCCTAAGCACCTCCTTTTTCCGTTATCACATATTTTCGCCCTATACTTTTTGTCTGCTTTCTGCCATGTGACCCCAAGCGAATATTTGCCTTTATTTTTCATGCAATTTGTTAGGAGCGAGTTAAGGTATCTAGGTATAAACCTGCAAAAGTCAGGGCAATAAACTTTATTGAAAGGCTTGATTATATCCTTATCTAGCTCAAGACCTCGCCAATCTTGCTGCTCCATCCAGCGCTTAAAGTTGGAAAATATTAACCACTCAGGGCATACTGAGCAACCAATGTATGTTGGATGCTTTGTTAAAGATTTCTCTTGGTAACACCTGCTCAACATGTGCTTCCACCTTCTAAAAAACTCGCATGCCACCTGTTTACCGTTAACTCTTGGCTGAGTGTCGTAATCAGCGTCATTTATCCCAAAGCCATAAACCTTCCCTCTAGGTCTGCCCATTAGAAAGCCCTCTAATTATTAGCATTCTTACAGCTTGAGAGAAGTTACCTTCAAAGTGTTTATCTGCAAAAGCCTGAATGTCCTTTATCATAGCTTCGGTTTTAAAGTTTATTAGTTTCTTCATGATTACCTCGCATACATTAAATGAATACTCAATATATACTAGGTATATCTAATGTGCAACCGCTTTAGGTTTTACGTTGTTCATGATTTATCCTTAATGTTAATTGTCATATAAAAGCTATTAAACCCCATGCTATCAGCAGTCATGCCGTAGGTTGGTTGTATGCCATGGCTTAGATTTTCGATTTGACTGCCTATCTCTAGGTCTGGTTTGTCATCAAGCATTGTTATTGATAGGCAGGATATTGACTCGAATGTTATTTGCATGATTATTTGCTCCATTAATCAATTGGCTTAACAAGTACGCCCACGCTAACCATCCAACTTATAAACATTAAAATTGCCGTTGGTAAGTGATACCAAACCTCCGGAATCATTGGTAATAGGTAAAAAGGAATGTATGTCGTAAAAACCAAAATAAAAACCCTAAGAAAAATAACTTTTAATTTACGCATTTTTGCTCCAATTCATTAACCTGACTAACTAGCGTTTCGTGCTTTGGGTGGCTTGGCTTTTCCCATCGTCGATATGTTCTAAGGCAGATGTATTGTTTCTCGCAAAACTCATCGAGTGAGTAGCCTTTGTTTTTAATTTTTCTTGTTAGTACGTTCATTGTTTAATCCTTGCTAGTTAAAAATAACGACTGAAACCAGGCCTTAGATAGAAAGATAGGACCGCTCTCTTTTGGCGTCCACATTGGGAAATAGATAATTGATTGCTGCCTATCCCCAAGGTCTTCAGCCATCATGCTAGTCTCAAACGTAAACCCATGAGATAACATGTCGTCAACTCTGTTTTCATGTACCATTATTAATATTTCCACTAGTAACCCCTTTATTTGTCATCATTGTCACTAATAATATGTCATCATTGTCACCATTGCAAGTCTATTTTGTAAAAAGGTTGATTAGTGATAAAATGCCATAAAAGAGGAATTCAAATGGCATACGATTACGCGGCGGCTAGAAAGCTGGCACTTAAAGTTATAACCAAGTTTGGCGCGCCTGGTTCAGTGGTAAAGAAAGGCGTCTCAGGTGGAGGATTTGACAACAACGGCGATCCGATACCCGATAGCCCCGATGTGACAATACTTGGCACCGTAACGCCGCTGGTGCGTTTTAAGACATCAGAAGTTAACGGCACAACAATTAAGGACGGTGACGGATACGTCATGTTCGATAGCGAAGTTGCTCCAGAGATCGACATGCAGATAACTATTAACTTTGAAACGTTCAGGATTGTTGATATCGTCGACCTATCGTCAGTCGACGATATCAATATATTCCGACGCCTTCAAATAAGGCGCTGAGCGGACCATCCTTTATGTGTTTTTGCGTATTTTGTTGATGTGGCGTGTAGTTTTTTGTAGTTTATGCCATTTTTTATGCAGAACTGTCTTAGGTTTTTTATATTTACAACCTCACCATTCGGGCAAGTTACGGAAAACTCCCTCATGCTTGCGGCTGATATCTTATCTAAAGAAGCGGCCATGTTTTCGGCCCTTGTTAGGAACGTGCACGCGTTAGGGGAGTAAATCCTGTTACCGCTTATCAATAGATCTTTGTCAAGATCGTAGATTAGATTGTCTTTTGGGTAGTTATCATAAAGCCACTCAGCAAAAACCTGAAAGTTTCTCCACTCATCGCAAACAGAGCAGTCGCCATAGTTTGAAAACCTTGGCAAACCTGAGTAGCACCGCTCAATCATGCTTTTCCATTTTGAGTACGCCAGAGTAGGGCCGCTCTGACATTTTGTCTTGTGTGGTCCGACCCCAATGTATCCAAAGTTAAATGCTGACCTATATAATTTATCTTTAACCTGTCGGCACCTTATGCTTGCCGAATAAAAGCTAGATTCGAACCCTGTATTTTTGAATTTAGCCCTAACATCTTTAGAGTTTGTGTATGATATTATCTCTAGTGGTCCGTATCTGGTGTTGTGAATGAACCCATCAATCATGTCTGCTGGCGTTTTTTTATTCACTTTTGCTCTCCTGTCGTTTATTATTAGGTGTAGCTTATACAATAAAAGACCAAAAGTAAATCAAGTGTCACCATATAAATAGGACATATTATGACAGCTAAAAAATCAGCAGCAAAAAAGCCGACTCAAAAGAAATCCAGCGGCCAAGAGATTATTGATAGCAACGGCAAGCGCTCGGTTAAAGTGATCGTTAAAAATGGCTAGTCAATGGACTCGAATAGCTGACTCTCAAAAACGAAAGCTATTGAGGGTCGCTAAGAATTCATTTTCCTTTGCTGGCAAGAAAATCATCAGACTATCGCCGGTCGATACGGGTCGATTTAAAGAGAATTGGTTAACCGCTATTGGCGAGGCTAATACGTCGATTGATTTGCCAAGCGGATTCGGCTTAACTTCGACAGTTAAGCTTTTGAGGTTGGGCGATACGATATTCTTTACTAACTCATTGCCTTATGCATTTAGGCTTGAGTTCGGTTGGAGTGGCCAAGCACCTATGGGTATGGTCAGAATCACGCTTGCTGATTGGCAGGGCATTGTAGATCGTGAAGTTAAAAAGGTAGCTACATGAGTATAAGCAAATTTGATTTAGCGAAAGCACTGCGCAACCAGGCTAAAATTGTGGCGGATGCTAATAGTATAACCCTTGTGGGTAATGGTGAGGGCTTTTCGCCTGATGTTAATGAGTTGCATATTGAAGAAATCGTTTTGTATGGTGATGATGATAGCGTGGGTCTAGCTGGCGCAACTAGTGACTTGCAAATTGGCATTTATCAACTATCAGTCCATAGCCCTATAGTTCAAACCAAATGGGCAGGACTTCAAATTATTGACACCTTACAGGCTCATTTCGTGCGAGAGCTTAAGCCGTCATTTAACGGCCAAGAAGCTGTAATAACAGATTCGTCTTTGGCTCCAATGATGAAAAACGAAACACACCTAATTCACCACTTAAGTATCCGTTTTAGCGTTGTTGCGTGATCGTGCTATTATGGTGCTGGATGATAAATTTAAACGTTTAAATTACTAAGGAATTATTATGACGCAAACTAGCACCGGGACTTTGTTCGCCATTTCGGCATCATCTCCCGCAACTATTGACGCAGCAGGATTTCAGGCGCTGACGTACACGAATGTGGCGGAAATCACGGACGTTCCGGAGATGGGCGGGGACACCGCAGTTGTAACACATATGCCACTAGCAACAGGCGTGGTTGAGAAATTTAAAGGATTTGTCAACTTTGGTTCGGTAACACTTGGGTTTGCCGATGACATCACAGACGCGGGACAATTGCTGTTAGATTCTGGGGCTACAGGTGCAAATAAGAATTTGCAACATAGCGCGAGAGTTACCCTGCAAGATGGAACGTTTATATTTTTCACCAACAAGATCTTTTCTTTCAAGCTCAGCCCCGGCTCTGCTGACGCGATTGTTTCGGCAACGTCATTGATCGAAATTGAATCTAAATTAGTGAGGGTCTAATCATGGCAGTTATCACAGCATCTAAAATAACTGGTTCAGGCAAAAAGCCAGTAACCGAGACGGTACTTGGCGCGTCCGATACGTTAGTTTACAATCCCGAAACAAGTCCGGTTCTCTATTTGAATAATGAGACCGCTGGCCCACTTACTCCGTTAATTGATGGTGATGGTGGAACGACAGTGCCGTGTGCTGGCATTGGTGACGTTGACGTTTCGGCGGGCTTATTACTTTCGTCTATCGCGGCTAATGCCGTTGTTGCAATTCCATTAAATAGCATCAGTGCTTATTTAAGTGGGGTTGTTACTATCACTGGTGGCACGGGCATTGTTGCCTCATTGCTTGAGTTTAAGTAGTGTCACAATCAGTTAAGTGATGTAAAAGCCCATCTAATTGATGGGCTTTTTTTATCTGTTATACCTGTTATAGCGATTGATTATCTTCAGCGCTTCCAATTAATTCGTTGAGCCGATTTACCATTTCAACCTGCCACTCCAGGAATTTTGCAGTGTCTTCTTGATAGCTATCACTGCCAAACACTGGAATTGCCCCCTCGTACTTAGTTATATTAATCATAGCCCCGCCTTCTTATCAGCTCTACGCTTACGCATCTTACACGCAGCATTAAAATACATTGCTCGCTTGGTGCCGTGGAACTTTTTGCCGCATCCGCATTGGCACTCTTTTTCAGTTATCGGCATTATTAGCCATTCTCCTGTTCGTCATATTCTTTTGTTCGCTTACAGTAAAAACAATCAACCTCAAACCAGTTGACAGTTATGTTATTTCGCACGTAACCACAAGCGGATTGGTGAGTAAATTCGTGCTCAGTTTGACCTTGTTCTGGGCAATACACCCCGCTAACCCTTAAGTGTTTCTTGCTCATTTTCTCTCTCACTGATTAATTAACTAACTTAACAGTATCGCAACTGGGTAACGCGGTCAATGATTTATGCAATTAATTTATTTAATGCTACAATAACCACGGCCGCAATACCCTCGCGCAGGGCTCGCAGAATCATCCACTGCTTTTGCGGCCACCTAATTTTTTTGGATGCTACTAATGATGAAGGTATTACCATGGATTTAAATAATTTAGACGTTGTTAAACTTGCCAACGAAGGCGCAGTTTTAGAGTTGCTTCACCCTGGAACTGGTGAAGTGTTGACGGACGAAAAAGGAAAAGAGCCAAAGGCTTGGTTTTTACGCATGCTTGGTTCGGATTCTGACATTTATCGAAATACAATCAAGCGCCGCTTTGAGCGCAATCAAAACAAGAAAAACTCAAAGATTGATTTAGATGAAGTGCAAGTAAGGACGGCTGAATTATTGGCAAAATGCACGGTAGATTGCTATATAATCGAAAATGGAAAGCCGATCGAATGCAGCCAATCAGAAATGACGCGTGTTTATCTTAAATATCCGTGGTTACGTGAGCAAGCTGAAGAAGCGATGGCCGATCGCTCGGTTTTAATGACGAAGTAAGCGACGAGCTTACACTTTACGCTAAACAATTGGCGTGGCTACATGCCGCGCCTAAACGTCACAAAAAAGATGATAATCCAACATCAAGAGCTGAATCATTAGGTGATGATAACCCGGCCAAATCACTGCCAGAGATTAACGGTTATCTTTCTAAATGTTTTCAGTTGTCGGGCATTTGCCTAAGTGGCGGCATGGGCCTTAACGCCTTAACGTGGACCGAGATTGACGCATTTGTAAATCGCTCTGGTTACCCGCTAACCGGTTGGGAGTCGGAGCAAATTATACTAATGAGTCGTGCCTATGTTAACTACTCACACAAGGCAAAGGAATTAAATTGCCCATCACCGTTTAATTTAGCAGCTAACGACGATGACGCAATGGAAACCAACAGAAAAATAGTTAATGATCGATTCCTGGCAATGCTTGACTCAACAGAGAAATAAATAAGCGGCTTAATTGCCGCTTGTTATCTTTTACAGCATTGACCTCCACCATGTTCTCTCTTCTTCGAGAGCGATCTGAAATAGAGTGATCCTCTCTTTTGTTTTAATTATTCTCCGCTTCAATTCGTGCTGACTCACGTAACTTATGGTATTCCAAAGAATAAAAAAGCCTATGGCGTCCATAGCTGAATTGTAATATTTATATCCAACATCCATCGATATTAAAATAAACCCAATAGCAATAAGACCATGGCAGAGAATGGCGACCGACAACAACTTAATGAACTCAGTTTTATTTTTCATTTTATTGCATCCTTTAACACCGACTTATACGCAGAGCATTTGTGGTTAGCTACATTTAGCTTGTTTTGTAAAACACTCTTTTGCTTTTTTAGATTGTTTATCTCATTTTTTAAGTCAGAATTAATATCATCAAATTGCATCTTGGAAGCATCCAATCGAGCCTCCAAAATAGAGTTGTGTCTTTTTAGGCTTGCAACCTCATTTGGCTGAGATCTCATAGTTATAACGGCATCATTGCATGCTCGATAAAAATCTATAGGGTCGATAGTTGAACCGAAAAACTCCCGCATTTCTTCCGCTAGGTTATCCGCTATTTGTTTCATTTTATTGGCTCCAATTGATCAATTTTTCTAATTAAAAAATCATGACGCGAAGCGCCTATTTTACTATGCGTTCGATACCACCGCAGGCTAAAGCCTATCTCGATTAGAAACTCATCGAGTGAATAGCCTTTTGACTCTATCTTTTTTCTTAATGTATTCATCTGCTGCCTTATCAAAGTGTAAACCTGCACTAATGATAAGCGCGTATTTGCACTAAGTCAACATATTAACCCCGAAATATAAATCACCACTCATTTAGGTTATACTGAATTCAATTAAATTTTAGGTGTTCATCATGGCGGATATAGCAACTCTTGGCTTTAAAGTTGATACTAGAGGGTTAAAAAGGGGCGAACAGGCTCTTGATAACTTTGCTAGGAAAGGTGAGCAAACAGAAAAAAGAATAATTAACAGCTTTAAAAAAATATCATCTCGCATTCTTGGGATCAAGGATGTGATCGGTAATGTTGGGCTTGAATTCGCTGAGCTATCTAATAAAACAGACATGACAAGAAAGTTAGTCATAAAAGATATGCAACAAATGCGCAATAGCGTAAAAGATTTAAACAGGGAGGTTAAAAAGGTTCCTGTTGGATTTAGCCGGGTATCGCGATCGGCAAAAACGGCAGCAACAAACACGGTAGCCAGTGTCACCGTAGTAAAAAAAGAAATAATCTCGCTAAATAGAGCTGTCGGCCTTCTTGCTACGGCGTTTCTTTTGGTTGGTGGAACTCAAGTGGTCTCGAATTTAACAGACCAGTCTGATGCGTGGAAAAACGTTAATAGCCAAATTAGGCAGGTTACAGACTCCGAAGAAGAACTAATAAAAACCCGCAAAAAACTATTCGATTTAACCAAAGACACAAGATCCGAACTGTCAAACACGGTTAATTTATTTGCAGAGTTAACGCGAGGAACATCTGAACTTGATATTTCTAGCAACAGATTGATCGGTGTAACTAAAACATTAAATAACTTATTTGTTGCCGGTGGCAAACCAATCTCTGAAACTATCGGCGCCATACGACAGTTAAACCAAGGCTTCGCATCTGGTGTTTTACGCGGCGATGAGTTTAATTCTGTAGCAGAAGGAGCCCCAAAGGTTTTAGATGCCTTAACAAGGAGCTTAGGCCTCACAAGGGGTGAGTTAAGAGAGTTTGCAGCCACCGGCGGTATAACAGCTGAAGTAATGATTAGAGCTTTAGAAGCATTCAGCCGTGAAGCACAAAGATTAGCCGATCAGACTGAAAAGACTTTTAGCCAAAGCTTGCAAATATCAGCGACAAATATAACTAAATTTGTCGGAGAAGCTGAACTTCTTAATAGTGTAATAGGTTCCGCCGTTTTCGGTATGGAAGATTTAAGCGAAAACCTAAACGCAACATCAGACGCAGCAAAGACTTTGGTTGCTGTTATTGGTGTTGGCTTAACCCCTGTTATGTTCGGGTATATAAACTCACTTGTCGGCACGATTGCTGCACAATTAACAGCGGGAACCACAGCAATAAGGACAGCTAACGCGTTTAGCGTTGTCACAACAACAGCAGCAACAGCGACAGTCGCGACAAATACTCTTGCGATAGCTACAAAATTCCTTCTTGGCCCGTGGGGGTTATTGTTAATTGCTATTGGTGCGGCTGTCGCTGTTTATCAGGCATCCAAGGCGGCAAGTGAGGATATTACCGCTCAATTCGCAATAGAAGATAAGGCAATAAGAAAGCTAGCTAAATCATACGAAGAGGCGAGCGTTGGCAGGCTTGGGTCTGATTATGTTGCGGCACAAAGAAAAGCTATCGAGATAGACAAAGAGCGAAACTTAATACAAGAACAGATGGCCTTAACCCAAAAAAGAATAGCCCAAGCCAGTGCAACCGGCCAATTTAGAGATCTTGGTGCGTTCAACGAACAGCTACGAATGCAGCAGCAAGCGCTAGAGACGGTCAATTTAAAATCAGCAGAGAATGCTAAGGTTTTAAATGTGATAGGTGATGCCTTTGATAGCTTATTGCCAAAGGGTAACGAATGGGGCAAAGTTTTAAGTGAAACAACTATAACCCTTGACGAGCAAATAAAAGCCCAATTAAAAATCGGTGAGGCATTCGGTAATACCATTATTAGTTTAGAAACACAAAGGCAAGAGCTTTTGCTTAGCGCTGACGCGTTTGAGATATATCAAGCAAAAATACAAGCAATAGCAGACGGTGCAACGCCAGCAATGGTAAATGCGATAGTTGAAGCTATTAAGGTTAACCAAGATTTAAGGGCAGAAATAGAAAATCAGGAAGGGCTAGAAAAGCTTACTGAGCAGGTTGATAGTTTTGGCGGCGCGTGGTCTCAAACTGGCTCAACAATCATCGATGCTTTCGGCGGCATGTCTGATGCTCTAGGTGATTACATGTCTCGCGTTAAGGATATCGGGAAGCTTGAAGCTAAGGTTGCTGATGCGAGAATTGTTTTCGGTGCTGACAATATCGAAGTAATCAAGTTACAGCAAAAGCTCGACGGCCAAAAAGTTATGGCTGAATTAAGCGGAATGAAAGCCATATCAAAAGCCGGCGGCTCTTTGTTCGCTGAAAAAACAGCAGCATCAAAAGCATTTGCCGCATTAAGCAAGATAATAGCGATTGCAGAAATCGCACTATCCTTCCAAAAAATGGCGGTTGGCACAACTGAAGCAGGTGTTCACGTTGCCAACGAGACTGTTAAGCAGGGCGCTAACTCGTTAACGGCAATCACGGCAGCGTTCTCCGCTCCGTTCCCGATAGGCTTTGCGGCTGGCGCTGCAATGATTGCAATTATGGCTGGCTTACTTGGTGGGGGTGGTGGGGG